ATCCAGATCTTCTTGCATATGCTACGGGACGTAGAGTATGTGAAGATACTCTTGAATTGGGGTTTAAAGTTGGGCAAGTATTTGAAGATCTATGCAATCACCCTGGTTGGTTGGTAGAATTTGATAAGGAGAAGCATGATAGGTCTATATCAGCAATGAGATTTATGGTTAATGTTACGAGCAATAAAGAAATATTGGATGCAAGTGTTGATAGTTTTAAAGTGGCGCATTTGGATCCTCCATTTCTTAATTGGGCAGTTGTTGTTTATTTGAATTATGATAATGAGTGTGAGGGTGGAACTGGATTTTACTCTCAACATACTAGTAATTTAATAAAACTTGAACATATATCTGAAATGAAGTATAATAAAGCAGTGTTATATCCTACTAATATGTTCCATGGAGCTATCATGGAACATGGTATGTTTAAAGATCAGGATCGCCTAGTGCAGGTCATGTTTCTGTGATAAATAACCCAGAATAAATTATTCTTATATCATCTTTTGGAGATGTGAATTTATGAGATCGAAAGCATTTTTTGTCAATGGTGGAGCTGGCAGAGTTATTTGCTCCATCCCTGCATTTGAAAAGTATGCAGAAACTCACGACGATTTTATAATCGTTTGTGAAGGGGGTACTGATTTTTTCAAAGGTCATCCAACATTAGATGGTAGAGTCTTTGATCATTGGCATAAAGGATTGTTTGAACAAGAGTTGAAGCATAGAGATGTTATAACGACTGAACCATATAGAGTTTGGGAATACTATAATCAAAAGTGTAGTCTTGCTCAAGCATATGATATTCAGATTAATGAATTGAGTGAACCTCGTGAACTTCCTGCACCAACAATAGTTCTTGGTAAAATGGAAGTTATTGGTGGATACAATTCTGTTGAAGAGGTAAAGAAAGGAACAGGAAAAGATAAGATTCTTGTTGTTCAACCTTTTGGTAGGTCTGTTGAGTCTGTTGGTAATGATTTTATTGCTGATCCATCTTCGCGTAGTTTTTCTTTAAATAATATTGTTAATATTATTAATGATTTGAAGAAAGATTATGCAGTTATTATCATGAGTGAGATTGAATTTCCTCTTGAAGAAAATGAAGAGAAAGCAAAGTATAAAGTTGCAAGACCTCAGATTCAAGATGTGAGGATGTGGGCAGCAATTATTAATGGTGCAGATCACTTCCTTGGATGTGATAGTATGGGGCAACATATTGCCAAAGCATTTGGTAAGACTGCAACAGTAGTTACTGGATCTACATACCCAGTTAATATTACTTATCCTGACGATAATGATTTTGATGTTATTGATGCTGGACTTGATAGGAGAAAATATTCTCCGATTAGATTGACTATGGCAGAAGATGTTGATCGGTATAATGATCAAGCAATGGAACTTGATAAAGAACAAGAACGACAAATTATCGCATCTGTTCGTAAGAGAATGGGTAAAGGAACTGCATATACAAACTATGCAAATGCATCAACAGCACCTAAGAATTCTGCTAAACCACAACTAAACGGAAGTAATAGTAGCAGTTCATTTAACGCTCCAAAACCTGATATCAAAAAACCAACTAAGGGATTTTTAACCAATGTTGATGCTGCAACACAACAGTCTAAAGTTGATGGTCAAGTAAAGGATATTCTAAAGAATCTTAATTGAGGTAAATAATGGCACAATGGATTGCTGCAGTTGCTAGAGGACATAACTCTGGAATTTGCTTGTTAAAAGATGGTGAGATGGTTCTCTCTATTGAAGAAGAACGTCTATCAAGACATAAGTATGATGGTGGACCCATCGCATCTATGGTAAAGATTCTTGAGTATACTGATAGGTTAGATTATTTGGTCATTGCTCATACCCAACCATTAGGTGACAGTGGTAAGATTGATTTTACTGGTGATGATTTATACACTGGTATTGCAAGAAAGTTGGGGTTAATTGATCGCAAAGAAGATCTTTATAATCATCCTCAGGTTGTTGACCTTAGTAGAACACATCATAAACTACATGCATCTTGCGCTTTTTATAGGTCTGGATTTAAGTCTGCAGTTGCTTTGGTTGTTGATGGTGCAGGTACGTTCATTCCTATGAACATTGGTAGAGAACAAGAACTCACTTGGGAACTTGAATCTATGTTTACTTGTGAGTATCCCGCACAGTTTAAAACAATTTATAAGCATCAGGCAGGTAGAGGTCCTTGGGGATCTGCAAAGATTGATGAATTTGATAGTAGTGGTGAGGGTGAAGAAGGAACTCATGAGTTTATTCTTGATGAGAGTGCTGGTATTACTAAGGCATATGAAGCCGTAACACAATATTGTGGGTGGGCACCTATCGAAGCTGGTAAGACTATGGGACTATTCCCATATGGAAAACCAAATGATAAAATCCCACAAATTTATTCTGATAATGGTGGACTTGCTACTTGGAAAACTGCAGATAGGGATGTAATTGTACCAACATATCCAAATGGTGCTGTGGTAAATGAAGGTAGATATGAATTTTTAAACACTTCGGTTGATGTGAATAAAGATGATTTGACCTTACTCGAAAATCGTAGGGATATGGCGTATGCTATCCAAACAGAATCTCAACAGATGGTTTTGGATCTTATTCGTAAAGCAGTTAAAATCAGCGGCAACAAAAATGTTGTTCTGTCTGGTGGATATGGTTTAAATTGTGTAGCAAATTATTGGTATCTTGATCAACTCAAGGGTGAAGGAATTAACCTTTATGTTGAACCTGTAAGTAATGATGCGGGTACTGCCATTGGAGCTGCTTATTACATTCATCATCAAACGACAAATGACATGACTATTAGAGATAGAATCACTGACCTTTATTATGGTCCTGAATATGAATACTCTGCTGATGATATTGAAGAAGCATCTAATCGTTGGGGAGCAACTTCAATCAAAGGTGGGGTTGAGTATGGAGATGTTATTGACTTAATTGCCAATAAAAATATTGTTGCTATGTTCCAGGGTAGATCTGAAGCTGGTCCTAGAGCATTGGGAAATAGGTCTATCATGTATGATCCTCGTGATCCTGATGGAAAGGATCATGTTAATAATGTGAAACATCGTGAGTATTTTAGACCCTTTGCTGGATCTATTCTTAAAGAACATGTTAATGAGTGGTTTGATCTCCGTGGAATGGATGAAACTCCATTTATGATGTATGCCGTTAGGTGTCAAGATGGAATTGAAGAAAAAATTCCTGCAATTATCCATGTTGATGGTACATGTAGAATTCAAACGGTGACTGAAGATGTTAATCGTCATTACTATGGGTTGATTAAAGAGTTTTATGATAGGACTGGGTGTCCAATAATCTTTAATACTTCATTCAATCTTGGTGGAGAACCTTTGGTAGAAACTCTTGATGATGCACTTAGAACTTTATCAAATTCTGATATAGAATATCTTTACTTACCAGAGTATCAGATCCTAGTTGAGGTTAAGAATGGATGATAAAAAATTTATTTGCAATTCCTATATTTGAGGATGTAGTTGATCTTGATAAGATTCATATTGAATCTAAAGAGTATAATACTACCTGGGATAGTGAGATTAATACCAGTTTTGGAACGGAACATAATGTTTCAGAAGAGACTTGGATACATCTTAATGAAGTGGTATCTAGGAATATTAATGAGATACAATGCTCTTATGATAATGCTAGAATAGATGGTATATGGAGGAATGTTTATACCAAGAATGATTATCAAGATCCTCATATTCATCCACATTCGCAATGGAGTTTTATAATATATGAGACTGTGCCAGAGTCGAAGACACTATTCTTTAATCCTTCAATGAGGGATATTCAGAATCAAATATGTGGCAATGGAACACCTCAATTTCCTCTTGACTATAAACCAAAATTGAAAGCAGGATCTATTATTATATTCCCATCATTCCTTATGCATATGGTCACTCATGGAAATGAGGGATCAACTATATCTGGCAACGTATACTTGGATTATAAACCATGACTAAAGTATTTGTTAATGGTACATTTGATCTTCTTCATAGAGGACACTTAGAACTTTTAAACTTTGCAAAGTCTTTGGGTGATAAAGTTTACGTCGGTATAGATACTGATCGAAGAGTGTCTGAAAAGAAGGGACCTACAAGACCAATATATAATCAAGAAGAAAGAAAGTTCTTCTTAGAAAATTTAAAGTCGGTACATAAAGTAAATTTATTTGATTCTGATTTTGAATTGGAAGCAATGATTAATTTTATTCAACCTGATGTTATGGTTGTTGGATCAGATTGGAAAGGTAAATCTGTGATCGGGTCTATGTATGCCTCAAAGTTAGTATTTTTTAGTAGAATTGGTGATTATGCAACCACAAAAACAATTCAAGGTATTATTGATAGGGGAAACTTGTGATGATGAATATGTCTATGGGAATGTAGAACGTATTAGTCCAGAAGCTCCTGTTCCAGTTCTTAAGTATGACAGAACTGAAACGCATAAAGGTATGTCTGCAAACGTGAGGGCAAACCTAGAGTCTTTTGGTGTGCTTGTGAATCATATTACAAATAAAAAACCCATAATAAAACGTAGGTTGGTTGATAAAGGTAGTAATCAACAATTGATGCGAGTTGATATTGAATCTGAAATCGATTCCCTCAGACCATCCGAAGTTAAGTCTGCATTTGTTCATATGCAATATGATGCAGTTGTAATATCTGACTATGATAAAGGATATTTAAATTCAAATGATATAAAAGTATTTTGTGATAATTTTAAAGGACCAATTTTTATTGATACAAAGAAGACAGAACTTTTTAGTTATCCAAATGTGTACTATAAAATTAATCAAAGAGAATATGATAACTTGATTGTTAAACCTAACATTGAAAATCTAATTGTTACTTTGGGTGAGAGGGGTGTTGCTCATATGGGTAGCATATACCCTACCGATAAAGTAAATGTATTTGATGTTGTTGGTGCTGGAGATACTTTCCTGGCAGCTTTAACCTATGCTATGTTGAAGTACGGGGATATACCTACTGCAATCGTTGTTGCTAATAAAGCATCGGCAATTGCCGTTCAGCATTATGGATGCTATACTTTATCTGATGAAGAGGCAGAGAATTTATGAGAGCAATATTACCAGGAATGAAAACATATTGTGTTGATATTGATGGTGTAATCGCTGCAAAGAATGGGACTTGCAAGACCTGTAAGTATGAAGCGAGTACTCCTATGATTGAGAATATTAATAAGATTAATAAGTTGTACGATGATGGTCATTACATTAAATACTTTACCGCTAGGGGTATGGGTACATATGATGATAATGCTCAGTTGGCGGAAGCACGTTGGTTGGAACTTACAAAATTGCAGTTAAGTGTATGGAATTGTAAGTACCACGAACTTATTATGGGCAAACCATCTGCCGATTACTACATAGATGACAAGGCGGTAAATTCAGATGACTTCTTCAATTAAACACGTCTCTAAGGGGTGGGGATATGAGAAGTGGATTGTTAATGGTGAATTATATTGTGGTAAACTTCTCTTTTTTAATGCTGGGAAGAGGTGTTCTTGGCACTATCATAAAATAAAAGATGAGACCTTCTACTTACAGAGTGGTCTCATCTCTTTGTATCATGGGTTTACTGATGATTTATCTGATTCCCAAATAACTATATTAGAACCTGGGGATAAATTTTATATACCAGTAGGAATGAGACATCAGATGATTGCTTTAGATGATTCTGAATTGTTTGAATTTTCTACACAACACTTTGATTCTGATAGTTATAGGGTTATAAGCGGCGATTAAAGGTTTAGATAGTCTTCAATGGTTTTGAATTTATAGTTACCAACCCAATTCATATCTGCACAGGTGTATGTTTGGTACTTACCTTTTAAATGATCTGGAAATGGGATGGTATTAATTTTACCACCCTCTTTTTTTGCAACTAAATCTGCAACATGTTGGAATGAGACTGGAGATCCAGTACCAAGGTCATAAATTCCACTACCAGCATTATTGTTTAGAACAATATCTACAACATCATCAACGCATATAAAATCTCTAAGGAATTTATTTGATCCACTAAAGAGATTTAACTCTCCAGTCTCTCTAATTTCCTTTGTAAATTTGCTGACAGGACTGGCTTGATTACCTTTATGCTCTTCTCCATCACCGTAAACGTTAAAATATCTAAATCCTTGAACTAAAGTGAACTGATCTATGTTGTCCATGACAGTATAATCTATCTGCAACTTTGAGATTGCATATTGATTGAGAGGATTGTATGTTTTAGACTTTTGATACACACTTTGATTCCCATAGACGGATGCAGACGATGCATACTTAATTGGGAACTCATATACGATCGCTTTATTTAAGAGGGCACATGAGAATCCTACATTAAAGTGCCACAATTTTTGTAAATCTTTCTCTGTAGTAGAAGATATTGCACCTTGATGGATAACTAGATCAACTTTATTCCACTCATCAAAATCTCTGAATAGTCTCCAAGCATCTTCTTGATCTACTAACATTACTTCTTCGGCAAGTTTATCTGCAAAACATTTGCCAATAAAACCTTTAGCGCCAGTTAAAATTATCATATGGTTTTGTCCAATATTATATCAAATAAATAATAATACTGCAACAATTTTCAGGATATATACAAATGGCTTTTGGATCCTTAGCAACTATCAAGCCAACTGCGCTAAACAAGAGTGAGGTTTTGTACACCGCCCCTGCAGGTCAGTTGGTAGAAGGAAAGGTATATATTGTTAATCAAAGTTCTACTGAAATTAAAATCCGTATAGGACTTTCTACGGGAGGTTTGTCTGATTTTGATAGTAATAAGGGATACATTGTTTTTAATAAAGTTATCCCTAGAGGAGACTATTATGAAACAGATTCTATTTACTTTGCTGATCAGCAAAGTGTAGTTGTTCGTGCCAATCATACCGAAGTAGCATTTACTCTTCTTGCATCTGAGACTGAGAACAGAGAGGAAGGAGGATTCCTTGCTCAAAGTGTGTCTCAATCCATGAATAGTAGCACTATCATGTTTACTATACCTACGGACTATAGGAAGTTTAGGGGTAATTTATATGTTTGTAATAGGGGATCTTTTGATACTAAAGTGAGGGTTGGTCTTGGATCTACTCCTACAGATTACCTTGAGTATAATTATTTGGTTGAAAGGGATACTACACATGTTAGAACTGATTTAAGAGCTGCTGCTGGAGATATTTTATACATTAAAGCTGACCAAGAACTGGTTAATTTTGTTCTTAGTGGATACTATGAGAATTTTATTGCGTTCTCTGGAGATGTTGGCATTGGGTCAACACTGGTTACTACTAGTGCATATGTAAAAGAATCTGTATCAATTGGTATAACTGATCCTGGATTGGGTAATACCTTAAAAGTAATTGGTAATACTGAATTAGCAGGATTAACTGTTACTGATAATTTGAGAGTAGATTCTAATGTAAATGTTGGAGGTGTGTCTACATTTACTGGAACTGTTACTTTCTCTGGTGGTACAATTAATACTGGTGTTGGTACTGAGAACTCTGTTGTTCTTGATGCTAACGTTAGTTCTAATGTCACTCCTGGAACAACTAACACCTTTGATTTAGGTCAAGATAGTAAGAAGTGGAGATATGTTTACTCTGCGGATACCTTCATAGGTAATCAAATTGATTTGAGTAATGGTACTAGTGGTATTGCAACCATTGGTCGTGTCGGTACTGGAATGACACAAACCCAAGTTGTTATTGGCGCAGCAACCACTGCTGTTATGGCAACAGGTAACATTGCTGCTAATGGGGATCTGATTGTTAAGGGTCAGATTGGAGTTGGTACAGTAACTACTCCTCAATTGAGGGGAAATACTAGTACAGGCAATCTTGAGGTGTGGAATTCCTCTCTTACCCGATGGATTCCTATTCAGGGAGTAGATACTACATTTAGAACATTGTCTGCCAATACTACTATTAGTACATGGACAACTGTTTGGGCAGATACTAGTGGTGGTACATGGACTCTTACTCTACCACCATCTCCAGAGCAAGGAGATAAGGTTAGAATTATTGACGTTAGAAAAACCTTTGACACTAACAACCTGACAGTTGGTAGAAATAGTAGTAATATTATGGGCGACTCTTCTGACATGGTTGTCAGTACTGAGGGAGCATCTTTTGAGTTAATCTATTCCGACGCTACTCAGGGTTGGGTAATCTTCACTGTATAATATTGACAGTCGGTAAAAACGGTAGTAGTATTATATGAGATGCATCTTACGCCTACTAAAATGAGCACCTTTATTGTTTGGTCAAAGGATAATTGTCCTTACTGTGTAAAAATTGAAGCAATCTTTAAGACTCTTGATCTCAAGTATGTTGTTTACAAGGTTGGTAGAGATTTTAATAAGGGGGAATTTTATGAAAAGTTTGGTCCAGGATCTACGTTTCCTAAAGTAGAAACTGGTACTGAGATTATTGGTGGGTGTAGTGATACGATTCAATGGTTAAAAGATAATAGTTATCTTCCTGGTCATTGAGCCAAATCAAATAGAAATCCGTCTATATAATTTCTTGCGAAGTCTTTTGTATAATAAGATTTTATAATTCCGTATGCTGGATCTGTATATGATAGGTGGTGGTCGTAACCTTTTTGAAAAATTAGAGATGCTTCTTCATCACATTTTTGTGTACATTCTTTATACCTAGTTAAATATAGGTCTAATTTGTTCATGTATTCAGCATAAAAATCTTGACGATTAGTTTTAATCCAAAGTTTTTTGGAAAAGTAAGTATCTAAATTGTATATTTTTGATTCATTTTTTGTTCTATCTTCTTGGTCTCCAAGATATTTTTGAATATACTTTAAGTTATATTCCTGGTCACTCCTTAGTGGGTGAAAGTCTATGGTTCCAAAGTATTTTACGTTACCACATTTGACATATTCTGTGCCAAATATTGGAGCATCATATTTAAATTGTGGATATATGACTAAAGATTCTGCGACAAATTTGCCATGTATTTTTAATTCGCACAGGCGAACTCTCCTTAGTGAGGGTGTCTCCCAAACATAAGATTTTATCCAAGAATTTTTATCTTCTATGCACGGGTTTAACCAAGTAGGTAAAGATACAGGAGTTAGGTTATCATATATCTCAAATAATTTATTCCTAACTTCCATCATATATATTCAATATTAGGTATTTATCATGCGAGTTTTGAGTATGCGTGGGGGGCATGACGCATCAGTATCAATTATGAACAACGGTAAAATAGAATTATTTTTAAAAGAAGAGAGATATTCTGGGGTAAAGAGAGATTCTAATCTTAAGTTTTGTTGGGGAGGGTTGATTGCCAGCAAGTCTTTAACTAATTTGGACTATGCAGTATTGCAAACTACAGATGAAGATCATCTATCGTTTTATGGCAGACAAATACTTATATTTTCTCCTGATGTAAAAATTATATCAACTTTAGATAATGGTAAACTTGAACTTGGGCGGCATCATCATTTATTCCATGCAAGTAATTCTTTTTATTCTAGTGGTTTTGATGATGCATTAGTTGTAGTTGTGGATTCTGCTGGTGGATATCTTGGACCACTTGATAATCCATCAATGTATGAGAATCAATCTGTTTATCATATGAATTATGATAAATGTGTGCCATTGTATAAGGGGTACAAAACTCCAGGTGATTCTTGTTGGAATGGCATTCGTAAACCTATTACTAAAAGGATTGGTAAATGTGATATTGGGGTGTCATTTGGTTGGGAAGGTATTGGTATAGGGGATCTATACAATACTGCACCTATGACAATGGGACAAACGATTCAAGATTGTGGTAAGGCAATGGGGTTGGCATCTTACGGTAAATCTGTTGATAGATTGAGTAATCTTTTTGATAGTGGAAATTTTGAAAAAGTAATTAATTATTTTGAAGATGTTAATCCATCATTGTCAGATTTTTTTACGTTTAAAAGTGACTCCAATATATCAATTGATATTACCGAAGAAAATTATATGATTTTTGCTGACTATTGTTATGAAGTACAGACTCAAACTTCTAATAAAATATGTGAGATAGTTGATACTTATATTAAAAGGACTGGTATAAAAAATGTATGCATTGGTGGTGGATATGGAATGAATATTGTTAATAATTATAATCTTATTAGAAAATTTCCTGAAGTTAATTTTTATTTTGATTCTCTTTGTGAAGATACTGGGTTGTCTTTGGGTATAGCAAAGTTTGTTTATAGGAAATTGTCAAAGGATAAGAAGATATATGCGAATGATGGTTTAAGTTTTCATGGACTTAATCATGATGTAACTCCATACAATGGGCACAAATCATCTATAAATGACATATGTGCTGTCTTGATGCAAGACAAGTCAGTAGGCGTCTTCTACGGGCAGGCAGAGGCGGGACAGAGAGCGTTGGGTAATAGATCAATACTCTTTAACCCTTTGAATTCTGATGCTAAAGACATTGTTAATAAAATTAAAAAAAGGGAGTGGTATAGACCGTTTGCTGCTATAGTACTTGAAGAAGATGCACATTTGTATTTTGAAAATTCGGTTCCTAGTCCAGAGATGACACTTTGCTTTCCTGTAAAGTCTGATATAATTCCAGGTGTAACACATGTTGATGGTACTAGTAGGGTTCAAACAATTAGTTCAGACCATTTCCTATATGAATTACTTATTGAGTTTAAAAAATTGTCTGGACATGGTATTTTATTAAACACCAGTTTAAATCTTGCTGGAAATCCCTTAGTTGAGACTCCTCAACAGGCTATTGACATGCTAAGCGAGTCTTCTCTAGACTATCTTTGGTTTTTTGAAACCAAACAGTTGTTTAAATCCACTTTTTGATATATAATTTTACCATGATGTCTGTACTAATGGATGAGGAATTCTCCACACTCTATTATGATGTAGAGAAAGCAATTGATTACGCATTTGAAGGTAAGTTTGTACTTAAATTGTATGACTATTTTAATGTGTGTAATGCAAAGCGTCGTCATGCTGAAGATTTTATTCAAAGTAAAACTGCTTCAGAAATTACATTATTGATTTTAGATCTTGAGAAGTATTTGGAAGGAGGACAAGACTCTACTCACAAACAATTGAGAGAGGGGTATGGTCACATACCAAAACCACAAGCAAGAAAAATTAAAAAATATCTTTGTGATATTCTTAACGATGCCTGGAGATATAGTAATGACAAAAAACCAGGAAGACGGAAGAGGACAACTAAATAAACCAGATGAATCTGTCGATATAAATCGTGGATTCGAGTTAATGTTGCGTCATCGCAGCAGGAGGGAAGAACCAAAGCCTAGAACATTTGGAATAATGTTTGGGAAGGTCATTTCTCTCTTAAACCGAGAGATACATTTCCATTTTGAATTAAAATTTGGAATTATTAAAAAGAGTTAATCTCGGAGTAGACCAATGTTAGCTATTACACTCACATTTTCCGCCCTATTCTCAGTAATGTTCTTATTGCTGGGCAGTGTAATTGGATGGATGGCAAAACAAAATCAGTACGAGACTACTGCAATTGCATACACACATCCCGAAATGTTTGATGAGAATGGTAATCTTTTACCAGACGAAATTTTAGCCGTGAGATTTGAAAACGATTATGACTACGAAGACGAAGACCAAGAGTAATCCAGTTCCTGAATTACAACCAAACCCATTTATGCATGAGATTCTTCAAGCAGTTCATACTCAGAGGACTAATGCAAAAAAAGCAGAGGTTCTTCAAAAGTATAGAACTGAAGGTTTGATTGCTATTCTTATTTGGAACTTTGATGATACTGCAGTATCGGCACTTCCTGAGGGAGAAGTGCCGTATTCTCGTTCTGAAGAACAATCCGCACAGAATGAATCTCTTTCATCCTCAATTGAGAAATTGAATAAAGTAGATGGTCTCTCTAAAATGGATGAAGTTGTTCGTAACAGAGCAACATCTATTCGTAAAGAGTGGCAAAATTTTTATAACTATTTGCAGGGAGGCAACACATCTTTGACTGGTCTTCGTAGAGAGACTATGTTTATTCAGATGCTTGAAGGACTGCATCCAAGAGAAGCAGAGATCATGATTCTTGTGAAGGATAAGAAACTTCAAACAAAATATAAAATTAGTAAAGCTTCTATCGAAGAAGCATATCCAGATATTCAGTGGGGAGGTCGTTCTTAATGGCGAAGAGTCTAAGAGTCCTCCAACAAGACTGTGATAAAAGTGCAGCGGAGGATAAGACACTCCCATATACCTGTTATTTGGTAGAGTATTACTCTGAAGGTACGATTCATTATGATTTGGTTACTGCCGTAAAGCAAGTTGACATTTTTGATGAGTATTGGGATAAATATAAGCAAGGATTTGTTGGTATGAGACAATCTGAAGGTAGAATAAATCCAAAGAATTGGGGACCTCCCAATAAAGGAAAGGATAAAAAGTAGGAGTAATGTTATGAGTGGTGGATTTGGAGTTGGTGATGGAAAGGCAAAAGTGTTTGTTCAAAAAGAAGAAGTTGAAAAACTAATTAAAGAGTATAAAAAAATTAAAAAGTATATGAAGTCTCCTATCTTTCAGATTAAAAATTTGGATGGTAATGAGACTTATGTAAAAAATCTTGTAGACAATTACGGAGAGGAAGATGATTCATAAATTATTCACAATTGTTGATCCAATTCTTGTCGGGTCAATTTTGGGAACGGTTCTTTTAGTTCCCTTCACATACTTTGTTTTTGATGTTAAAAAAAATCCTAAGAATTATAGTGAAGAATAGTTGACATCTATCTTTTTCTGATCTATATTTCAGTTACAAATATGATACTTTATGACAAACTACAAACCATATTCGCCAGAGTGGCATAGATATCGATACCTGAAGGAAGCGATCTACAAGTATATCGATGATTACGTTGACAACGATATAATAATGACTGATATTCTAAATATCGTATGTGAGCGTCAAGAGACTGCACACACTGAATACCTCAAATTAGAGGATCTTGAGTTAAAACTAGATTTCAGAGACTAATATGCTATCTACCCAATACAGACTACGACTAGAATCTATCTGTAAGAAGATTGCAAACAAGGAGGAAGTCCAATTAGATGACATGATCTGGGCAGAAAAACTAGCAAAGGCACATACACTTGCTAGAGATTGGTTAAAGCAAGCACGACGCCAAGCAGCACAAGATATTGAGGAAGGTAGTACCGACGATTTTCTGAATAGGATGGGACTAGGAGACCCCGATCCATCCAATCATAAAACGGGGTTCACTAGTGCTGATGATATTAAGGACTGGTTTCAAAGAGATAAACCTGATGACTGGAGACAACGTGACTGATTATGTCTGTGTCGCAACATGGGATCCTATCTTTGAGATGATGCGGTATCATTGGGTACACAAGTCAGAAAAAAATCCTGTGCAATTCGTAAAAAATCTCAACCCAGAGCAAGAAGTGCTATGAGTAGTAAGATGATGTTCTTGGTTGCTAATGGTGATAATAAATGTATCACTCATGATGGATACATTCAACTCGGTAGTTTCTGTCATAGCGTAGAGGAACATCTTAGATTATGTCCTGATCAAGAATGGCAGGTAACATACTGGATGCCTGATCCATTTAGTATCAGATACCCACGACCTAACTATCAACATACTATGAAGGCGAACGAAGGTTCTGCTAGAACTGATAATGCTACTGATAGTCGTCCTAGAGACTTCCCAGATCAAGCAACAAATAGACTTGAGAGAACATTATGAAGATGTGGGAGACAAGATGCGTTGGGTGTGGTAAGCTGATACCAGCGAATGAATGCCCTCAGGTTGGATGTTATGTCCCATCTGAGAAAAGATATAAGAATTCGCTTTGCAAACCTTGTTGGGTTGAGTCAACAAATGAACATCTTCGTCACTGACGATTCTCCATGGAAGTCAGCAGAAGTTCTGCCTGACAAACACATCGTCAAGATGCCCCTAGAGACCTGCCAGATGCTCTCTATAGTCGCCTCAGACAAGTGGGGACATGGTTATGGCACATTGCCTAAGAAGGACGGCACACCCTATGCTACGGACAAGGGAGCATTCCGTAATCACCCTTGTACTATCTGGGCAAACGAGACTGTAGCAAACTCTAGATGGTTGCTTGCTCATGGGTTTGCTCTCTGTAGTGAATATGCTGCTCGCTATGCAAAAGTTCATACCTGTTTTACCACTCTTCTTGCTGCTGACAAAATCATTCCTGATGTAAGATGGGATGATCACACACCATTTGTTCGTGCTATGCCTGATGAGTTTAAGTTTGATGATAGTATCTCTACCATCGAAGCATACAAAATGTATATCGCATCCAAACCATGGGTGAAAGATAACTACTTACGATTACCACACCACAAACCTGACTGGATCTAATGATTGATAATGTAGAAGCACCTATTGAAGGTGAAGTTGACAAGTGGGGGTTTACTATTAAACCCTCTATTAGTGATACAGAGTGTATTCTTATTTGTTTAAATAATGCACCATGTGGAACTGACAAGAAACAAGTACAACGATTAATTGAATATTATGGAAGACTTTAATCAACCTGGACAGAGTAAACTTAAAATTGACGATACTTTTAAAAAGTATGCCGCTGAATGGCAACTTTCTAATGTGGTAAAACTATTAGACGCTGATATTGAACGCTGTCGTGTTAATCATAGCGATAATAGGGAAGATATATACAATAAAATTACAATCATCTACAAAGAAAAACCATGCAATCAGTAATTTATTCAAATGGTAGTCAAGAGTGTGATCGTATTGCATCATTAGTACGTTCTCTTGGTGGAGAATTTTTAGAGTATAGGTTGAATTATGACTTTACTCAAAGAGCATTTAACCAAGAGTTTGGTGAGGAAGCTACTTATCCCCAGTGTTCTATTGGTAATAAGCATATCGGGGGTATGAAAGAAACGCTTCAATTTTTTAAATCACGGAAGTTGATTTGATCTTATAATAAAATGAGAGTTAATACAATCGTTGTTGATGACTTTTTGGATAGTCCCGATATAGTCAGAAATTCTGCTTTAAAAATTGATTTTAAAACAACAGGTTCTTTTCCTGGTGTGAGATCAGATGCTGCTGATGCAACTTATCAAGAGATGATTGGAGATAAACTGGATCGTATCTTTGGTAATATGCTTGAGTATGGTCCTGTTCAGTTTAGAAAGAACATGGATTGTTTTACCTTTCAACTATGTTTAGAGAATGAAAAGACCTGGATCCATAAGGATAAGAGTCAGTGGGCAGGAGTTTTATACTTAACTCCAAATGCTCCTATTGATTCTGGAACTGGTATTTTTGATAGTAAAGATAATCTGATCACAATGGTTGGGAATGTTTATAATAGAATGGTTTTGTATAGAGGTGATTTGTTGCATAGGAGTATTGTTCCTGGGTTTGGAACTACTCCAGAGACTGGTAGGTTAACTCAGGTATTCTTTTTTGATCATGAAGAAGAATGATATCTAAATGTTTGTAATGATACAGAGGCACTTGACTAAATAATGTATGAGGTCTATACTAAGACCTAACGTTCATCCACATGTTATCACTACTGATGGCATTTACCCTTGCCCATCATGCTGACGACAGCCCCTACGGGTGGCATATGTCGTGTGAAAGGTTCCTCCAACGTCGAATAGAGATTCAAATGGATCCTAACTTAGACCAAAAGTCTAAGTGGAGTCTGATTGGATATCTTAAGACAAAGGTGGAAGGTCAATGCACAGATATGTTAACATAGGACGCAAGTAAGTCGCGGAACGGAGCCGTTCATCTCATGTTAGAATTACTATTCTATTCAACACTCTCATGTGCTCAAGCCGATTCAATTATGATTCGGATGAGAACAAATGAGAATATTCCTCCCGAAATGAAGGTGGAATTGATTGAGGTCATGAAGGAATCAACACCTAATTGCTACCCATGGGACGCAAACGACTGAAGGAACGGGAAAAAACGGATCCATCGAAAGATGAGAAGGTTAATTTTCACCCAACTTCAGGAGTCAACTCATGAACACACTAAACATGATCAAGAAGCAGATCAACAAAGCATCTGCTCTTCACGACGCACAAGTTCTTCACGCCGCTTATCGTGGTGTTGAGTATGATACACGTTGTGTAGAAAACAAAGAGTCCCATGGGACTTTCTGTTATCGTGGTCAAACTTACGTAAAGTAATTTGAAACTACATCTATAAATTTGTAGAGGACCTTGACGGGTCCTCTTTTTTTGTATATAATTAGTGGAGGATTATTCTTTTTTATGGACAAAGAAAAACTCAAGTTGATTATTAATAATCTTGAGTCTCTAGTGGGATGTCTGAAGTCTGAAGTTTATTCTGATGTTGACATGTATACAACAGTGCAAGAAAACTTTGACGATCCTGCTGAAAATTATATACTAGATTACGACGAAGTTTTTGAGGATGATGATGGTTAGTGTATCTAGAAATTGGTATCATAGATACATTAATCTACCATTTACTATTGCTCCATTAGATATATTCAAGAAGAATGGTAGTAAGGTAAAGCATTTTTATATCAATGATTATCCTTTTTATCCTGTAGAAGATTGGTTTAATGATCTTGGTCTTACTCTTGGACTAAAAGAAGTTTTTTATACACCACCGTACTCTAAAATTCCTATTCATACTGATCATGGAATGTATACTCATCATGCAAAGATCAATATTACTTGGGGTTCTGATGATGGCGTGATACAATGGTGGAAATCTGATAAAACATATAGAAAAAAAATTGATGGTAATTCTGAGGCGACCTCTGAATATCATGACAATCTATGGGCAAATGAGGAAGACTGTGAATTTCTCTATGAAGTAAACACAAACAGACCAAGTTTAGTAAACGTTGGTATGTTACATGGGACTAATAATCCAAGTCCTCTTGGGCGGTGGACTATTTGTTTTGTTCCATTAAATGAGAGGGGTCAATTTATTCATTGGAATATTGCACTGGAAATTTTTAAAAATTATTTGGAGAATTAAATGAGCGCCAAACTTATTAGTGTTACACCTGATGCGGAGAAACAGATTGCATACTGTGCCCGTGTCTCAAACCCCAAGAATCAGGAGAACGATAGTTTTGCTGGTCTCCTTAAGTATTGTATTAAACATCGTCACTGGAGTATCTTTGAGCACGCATTCATGACGGTAGAACTAAATACATCACTAGCAGTGGCAACTCAAGTGCTTCGTCACCGTTCATTCACATATCAGCAGTTTTCACAACGCTATGCTGATAGCAAGGAACTTCAATTAGAAATTCCTATTCCAGATCTTCGTCGTCAGGATACAAAGAATCGTCAAAATTCTATTGATGATATTAATCCACGCGATAAAGCATACATGGAAGCGATGATTGAGAATCACTTTAAGCAAAGTCTTGAAGTTTATAATGCACTACTTGATAAGGGTGTGGCAAAGGAATGTGCTCGTTTTGTGCTCCCACAAAATACACAAACCAGACTCTACATGAGCGGAAATGTTCGGTCATGGGCACATTATTTGGATTTGCGTACTGCAAATGGCACACAAAAAGAACACATGGAACTCGCTGAAGATATTCGTGCCATCTTCATTGAGCAGTTTCCAATTATCTCAGAAGCATTGGAGTGGAACTAATGGCAACGTACCCCGTAAAGCACCAGGAGACTGGCGAAACTAAAGAAGTTGTCATGAGTATTCATGACTGGGATAAGTGGCGTGAAGATAACCCAGATTGGCAACGATATTATACTCCAGACAATGCTCCATTATTGGGTCTTGAAGTTGGTGAATGGAAGGATCGTTTGATCAAACAAAAACCAGAATGGAATGAAATCCTCAATAAAGCATCTAAAGCACCTGGATCTGTAGTTACAAAGATTTAATCATGTATATTCTTGGAATTAATATATCACATCATGCATCAATATCTCTTTTGCATGATGGTGAGGTGGTATATTATATGGAGGATGACAGGTATAGTGGTAGAAAAGAAGAAGAGTGGGTATATGGTGATGATAAAAAATGTTTAGGTGACATTAAACATTACACCACTCATATAGACCATGTGATATTTGCATCTTGGGGTAAGTCTGGTGACTGTGATTATCCTGATTCTGATTTGATTGATGACATCATTCTTGATCTTCAAAGATATGGTTTAACATTCAAACAAATTCATTACAACTGGGAGCATCATCTTTATCATGCCTGCAGCGCATTCTACTGTTCTGGATTTAATGAAGCTGCTGCTTTGATTCTTGACGGCGGAGGAGTCTCATTACTTGATCGTAAAGAGGGAGAGTCTATGTACTACTTCACTCAAGGTAGTTACGATGTCATTAAGAAAGTTTACTACGCATGGGATGCACTTGAAAGAGATTATACCAATTATAAAATAAATGATACTGATGTAATGTCTTCTACTATAAGTTGTGGGTGGATCTTTAATAGTCTTCAAGGAATTCTTGGTTTAGAACCAGGAAAATCTATGGGTCTATCTTCTTATGGTAATTCAGATAGGTTTAACGATGATAATTGGTTTAAGTATGAAAAAGAAACTGAAACTTGGATTACTGACAATCAAAAAATATTAAATACCTATAGGACATTGGTTGGAGACTCAAAATACACACCATATGATGATGAAGATCCAGGCATTGAATTTCAAGTTGCCTCTGATTTGGCTAAAAAAGCTCAAGAAGAGACAAGAGACCATACAATTCGATTGATTAAACAATTGTTAAGTAAAACCGAAACAAAAAATATTGTATTGTCAGGCGGTTATTTTTTAAACTGCGTGAATAATTATGAGTATTTGAAAGAGTTTCCTGATGTAAAATTTTACATCGATCCTGTATGCCATGATGGCGGTATCTCAATAGGTGCTGCTAAGTTTTTGTGGCATCATGTTCTAAATAAAAATCATCCCTCTAGGTAATTAAATTCTATGGCAAGGAAGAGAAGAACTGAACTTCAACCAATTGGTGTTGGTATGAGTGCTAAGCAGATGAAAAGGAAGAAACCAATTAACACGGACTTTTTACTTGACATCGAACCACTTACAGATAATCAAGCAATACTGTATGATTCATACGCTAATGATAAAAATCTTGTAGCATACGGTTGTGCTGGAACTGGTAAGACGTTTATTACTTTTTACAACGCCTTGCGAGATGTTCTTGATGAGAATACACCTTACGAGAAGATTTATATCGTTCGTTCTTTAGTTGCTACTAGAGAAATTGGATTCCTTCCTGGAACTCATGAAGATAAGGCAGACATCTATCAAATTCCATACAAGAACATGGTCAAATACATGTTCCAGATGGCATCTGATGCTGAATTTGAGATGCTGTATGGTAACTTAAAAACTCAGGGCAGTGTAAGTTTTTGGTCTACTTCTTTTCTTAGGGGAACAACCCTTGATAAAGCTATTATTATCGTTGACGAATTTCAAAACTTGAATTTTCACGAACTTGATAGTATAATTACTAGGTCGGGCGAAAACACAAAAATTTGTTTCTGCGGTGATGCAACTCAATCTGATTTGCAGAAAACTAATGAGAGGAATGGGATCGTCGATTTTATGAAGATTCTTAGAGTTATGCCATCTTTTGATATTATTGAGTTTGGTCTTGATGACATTGTAAGATCAGGTCTCTGTAAAGAATACCTCATTGCAAAACATGAATTAGGTTTTTAATGTTTGATCACGTTGAAATTGATTTACCTACTCTAAGTCGCGAGACTATTGATGGGGTTCGTTTTTATTCTGTTCCAGATGGTGGAGATCTTCTAAAGTTGGTCTCCATTACCTCTATCACTAGTCATAAAAATCGTGAGATTTTTATTAACTGGAGAAAAAAAGTTGGTAATGCAAAGGCTGATAAGATTACTAAGCAATCTACAAGCCGTGGAACAGATATGCACACGCTTACAGAATATTATTTAAAAAATAGTGATCTTCCAAAAGTTCAACCTCTGTCAGAATATCTTTTCAAGATTGCCAAACCAGAGTTGGATAAAATTACTAATATTCACGCGCTAGAAAGGTCTCTATATAGTAAGGTGCTAGGTATCGCTGGCACAGTAGACTGTATTGCTGAATTTGATGGTGAGTTAGCAATTATTGATTTTAAGACATCAAAAAAACCAAAACCAGTAGAATGGGTTGAGCATTATTTTGTTCAGTGTATGGCATATGGATGTATGCTCTATGAACTTACTGGTATTAGTGTAAAAAAACTTGTCATTATTATGGCATGTGAAGACGGAGACTGCGTTGTTTATGAAGAACATGACAAAACAAAATACATCAAGCTACTACAAGAATACATTAGAGAGTTTGTTGACTACAAGCTGGAGACTTATGCCGAGTAAAATCGAAGATGAATTTGAAAAGGCACTGGAGAAAAAGTTTTTTTGTCCTGCTAAGTTCGCTCAAGAAATTGAGATTTTAGTTAGAGACAATAGAGACATGAATTACATTGATGCTATCGTTCATTTTTGTGAACGTAACAGTATTGATTTAGAATCTGTACCTAAACTTATATCTAAACCACTCAAAGAAAAGATTAAATGTGATGCAACGGAGTTGAACTTTCTTAAGAGAACTTCCATGGCGAAATTGGTCTTTTAATTAAGAAAAAGTCGAGAAATTTATCGCGGGGAAAATTGCGTGAAAACCCTTTTTGTAAAAATGACTCCCTTTGACGTATATAAAACATATCTTGCAATGAAGAATCACTTCACAAAAGATAAATACGACTATCACAAATATTGTGGTAAAACTCGTGCTTCCCTTCAATCTTTTTATAGGAGGAAGGATAGGTATTGGTTTGAGAAAATGAGTAGACAAAAAAACGACAAAGAAGTTGTAGATTTCTTTGTATCTAATTTTGTTAATTCAGGAGAAAGTGTTTGGATCGGGCAGATGATTCGAGAAGGAGAATCTGCATATACTGGATGGCAAAAAAGAGTTCAAAGTTTGAGTTATCTTTTCAGAGAGGAAGTTGAAAATATGATTGTAAATACTGATTTGGATTCTTTGTTTGAATCTAAATCTGGTCAACATCCGCGAATACTTAAGTTGCATCTTCAGGGACATATATCTATTGAGACTTTGATTATTCTTGATCGTATCTTAGTATTTAAAAATAATTTTGATAAAAAATTAAATGATCCTGTTTGGGAGACAGTATCTAAAACTATGAGGAAGTATGATCCTTTCCTAAATATCGATATATTTAAATTTCGCAAAATTTTAAAGGACTGTGTTTTATGACGTTTTTTGATTCTGATGTTGTAAGGGCAGAAATTGTCCATATTAATGAACTTCAAGAAAAACTTTACAGCAAGATGTTTAGTTTTTATAGTATGGGTAAACAGGATAAACTTGATCATGTTGAGTTACTAAAAACCCTTATTGACAAGCAAAAAATACTTTATGCTAGATTGTCTTTATCTGACGATCCAGAAGCAATAAAAATGAAGCAGAATATTGTTAAATCTGCTACCATGCTCGGGATGCCTGAAAATGTGGATATGACTGTGATTTTTAGCAATATGGAGAAACTGATCGATCACATGAAAGATCAGGTCGAGCAAACTGGAAATATTGATTGACAACTACGGGCACTTGCACTAATATAGGTTCGTACTCGCCGCAAGTGCCTAGAGTACATAAAGGCCAAATACAAAACAAATACGAGGTAATACGAATGTCTTTTGCTAATCTCAAAAAACAGTCTTCTCTTGGATCTTTGACTTCCAAACTAGTCAAAGAGGTTGAGAAGATGAATAGCAACTCTAGTGGCGGTGATGATCGTCTCTGGAAACCCGAAATGGATAAGACGGGTAATGGTTATGCCGTTATTCGATTCCTTCCTGCTCCCGATAGTGAAGATCTTCCATGGGTGAAGATGTACTCTCATGGATTCCAGGGTCCTGGTGGTTGGTATATTGAGAATTCTCTGACTACTTTGGGTCAGAAAGATCCTGTATCCGAATATAATCGTACTCTTTGGAACAGTGGAGATAATAGCAACAAAGAAATTGTACGCAAGCAAAAACGTAAATTGTCATATTATAGCAATATTTACGTTGTGAAGGATCCTGCCAATCCTCACAATGAAGGACAAGTTTTCTTGTTTAAGTTTGGTAAAAAAATCTTTGATAAGGTTATGGCAGCAATGCAACCTGAATTTGAAGATGAGACTCCTATTAATCCATTTGATTTTTGGCAAGGTGCGAACTTCAAACTGAAGATTCGTAAGGTTGATGGTTATTGGAATTATGATAAGTCTGAATTTGATTCTACTAGTGTTCTACTAGATGATGATGACGCTCTTGAAGCACTTTGGAAGAAGGAGTATTCTCTTACTGCCATGACTGCTCAAGATCAGTTTAAATCTTATGAAGCACTTCAGACACGTCTGGATTATGTTCTTGGACGCAAAGGATCATCTCGTAGGCAAGATGAGGAACTTCAGGGTGAAGATGATATGCGTGGTAACTTCACGCCTAGTTTTGGTGGACGCCAAGAAGAGACTCAACTACCTGCGGAATTGAAGAAAGAACTTAATGATCTTCCTTCAAGCGGCGGATTTAATTCTCCTGATATTATGGCGAAGGATTCTTCTAACTCTACTGAAGAGGAGGATGATGCTTTGAGTTACTTCCAAAAACTTGCTGAGAGTTAATATACTTACTCATATAATCTAGGGTTATCACCCCTCTTAAGGTTCTGAGACACAAATTGTCCAGAACCTTTTTTGTATGGCATGATTTCGTCAAGATCATTAAAAAGAGTGCTTAAGAATTCTGGTTTAAGTAAATAAATACCCCTTTTCTCTGCTTCTAATCTATCTTCATACTGATAATTTGTAATTGCTGTTGATGCTATTGAACCAGGAATTTCTATTAAGTCATTTTTTATATCATCATAATAAATTGTTCCGAAAGTGACTCTTTTTCTCCAGTTAAAGCCATCAAATTTCCATTCCTGACCATTTCTCTCAAATACTTCATTTTTTGTTGGGAGGTATAGTGGTCCTGGTTTACTAAAGAATACCTCGGGAACAGAGTTATACCCTCTTCCTTGGTCGATAATTTTTAGTTCCTTTATAGACCCATTCTCTGCTTTTATATTTGCTTTTGCTGTGATAGCAGAGAGTGGATCTTCTATTTGTATAGTTGGTGCAGTTCTATAGTTATATCCACGATCTTGCATTACAATACCAACAACTGATCCATTTGTGACTAGAGTATAACCTACTGCAGTTCTATGGGGAATTGGTGGTTGTATCTGTATCACTGGTGCTGGTGTTGATGTATATCCAGCTCCAGGTTTTGTCACATTTATGCTGAAAATAGTCTCTGCTCTAGTTCCTACACCTACAGTAGCAGTTGCTGTTGCAGTTACATCAGTATCATAAGTGTAAACTTTTCTATTAATAGAACCACCAATAAAAAATAGAGTTTCTGTTGCATTTGTATATACGTCTAATGGGGTAGAGTCTCCACTAGCATTCTGTACGTTTAGTACTCCTAGTAATGATAATCCACTAATATCCCACGCTGTTGTCAATGTTATAACAAATGTTGAGTTATTGTCTGTACCAGAAACATATAGTTTTGTTCCGTCATCTTTGAAGGAGAATCCACGAATAGAAGATTCGTTAGGTATGCAGATAGTTGAGATGTTTGCTGTTTGAACTGGAAGTGGGAACATGGATCCAATATCCCAGTTTGAAGTTAGTTGATATTTTTTGATCTTATCAGGATCTTGAATATCAAGAATAAAAATATGTTCTCCAGTATCTTGTATTCTCATTCCAGACATTGCTGGCATCGATATACTAACATCTAATGATGCTGTACTAATATCCCATGCTGTTGAAAGGTCATATTGTGCTAATTTATTACCTGCGTTTGTAAGACCACTTACATACATTCTGGTTCCATCTGGTTTAAATTCGATTCCAGTGCAGTATTCAAAGACTAATCCATCAAAATTTAACGTTCTTGTTCTAAGAAGAGAACCCGTTGACATATCATGTGCAGATGACAACTCATATTGTTCAATAATTCCAGAACTATATGTATTTGCTCCATGTGCAGTGAACAGTCTTTTTCCAGTAGCATTTAAGAACATACCTTCAAATCCACTCTCCACTGTGAATGAACTAGCAGATACAAAAACTGCGCTCTCAATGATATTTGGTGGCGGTGGAAATGTAACTATTGGTGTAAATGTATATCCATCTCCAGCAGATGTAATTCCAACACTTAAAATAGATCCTCCAACACCAATAACAGGTTCTAATACTGCAGTAATTGTTGGTGGTGGATCACTAAATGTTGCTATTGGTTGAAAGTTATATCCACTGCCAGAATCGATAATTGTTACTTGACCAACTTCTCTTTCATCTGGAAATACATTTAGTTGACAAGATGCGATACCAGTTATTGGAGATGGTGGATCTTCTATTGATACTTCAGCAAATCCAGTATAACCAGATCCAGCATTTACCAATGTCAACTTTGTTACTTGTCCACTATTTGAATCATATTCTGCAGTTGCCTCTGCAAAATCTCCAGGAATTTCTGATGGTAAAACAATATTTGGATCTAATTCAAGTTCATATTCTGGTGCTTTGAAAAATCCTTCATTTACTTCTACACCAGACTCTACAATGGTGTAACCATCCAATGTAGATGTTTTTAATGTCTCATAGTGATGTATTCCACCATATAATTCTTCATAAGATCCATACTTATCTAAAAGGAATTTATCAAATGCCTGTTGAGTTTTTGGCCACTCGTCATAAACATTTTGAATATTATTTGATAATAAAACTATCCAGTCCAAACTTGAATCTTCGTATATTTTAAGTGCTAATTCATCAGGTTTTTCGTCACCTTTGATTTGGTATTTGTTAAATTAAATT